CTTGCGGCGGGGCCTGCTGTCCAACCGAACGCCGAGCAAACCGCTCCGGTCAAGGAGCCTGATCCTGTTGCAGAGGTGCCGATCCCGGCAGAGTACATCGAGGCGTGGGGTGCAGGCTACACACTGGACTTTTACGAGGAGCTTGAGCGCCGTTACCACAAATATATGGACGGCGTCGGCTCGATCGATGCGGCGACTATGACGCTCTACAGGCAGGTCGCTCTGCTGGAGACGCTGATCGCCAGAGACGGTGCGGCGGGCAAGCCGGTCGATAAGAATATCAGCCAGCTCAACAGCCTGATCGGCAGTCTGAATCTGAAGCCGACGCAGAAGAAACAGGACGAGCAGGACGCCGCGCTTGACGCAACGCCATTCGGGGTGTGGGTCAAGCGATGGGAGGATGAGGAGCCGGTACCGGAGCCGGATGACGATTTCAAGGATGTGGACGGGATCGTCCGCTATATCTCGATCTGGTTTCTCGGGCACCTGTGCAAGATGCTCGGCATCCGCAACACCTATTGCAAGCTGTATGAAGATGAGATGAACCGCATGCGCATCGAGCGTCCGGAGTATGAGGACGAGGATGACGATGAGACACTGTTTAACGATATCTTCAGCGACAGCGGGCCGGCAGAATAGCGAGGTGTGCCATGAACGACACCGCGTCGAAGGCAATGCGGGTGATGGCGGGTGCGGCACGGTGGGCCGGGTATTACCGGTATAATCCACACCGCTTCGCCGCCGACTACCTGCATTTGAACCTGCATCTGTTTCAGAAGATCCTGCTGGTGATGATGAACCGGTCAACGGTATTTGTGTTCATCGCGAGCCGAGGCCTCGGCAAGACGTTCCTTTCGGCGATCTTCTGCTGCGTCCGGTGCATCCTGTACCCGGGATCGAAGATATGCATTGCGTCCGGCACGCGAGGCCAGTCACTGAACGTGCTTGAGAAGATACAGACAGAGCTGGTGCCGAGGTCGAACGAGTTGAGAAATGAGATCGACTGGAAATATACGAAGATCAACAACACGGAAGCGCAGGTCATCTTTAAGAACGGAAGCTTTATCAAGGTCGTCACCGCAAGCGATACGGCCAGAGGCAACCGCGCCAATGTGCTGCTGATAGACGAGTATCGCAAGGTGCCGAAGGATATCATCGACACGATCCTGCGCAAGTTCTTGACCAACCCGAGAATGCCGGGCTATCTGAACAAGCCGGAGTACAAGCATCTGGCGGAGCGCAACAAGACGATGTATCTGTCGTCCGCATATTATAAGGATCACTGGTCATACGTCAAGGCAGAAGACAGCTGCAGGTTCATGCTGGATGATAAGAGGCATGACTTTGTGTGCGGATTCCCTTATCAGCTTGCTATCAGAGAGGGTTTGCTGTTCGCGGAGGACGTAGCCGACCAGATGGCCGAGCAGGACTTTAGCGAAATAAAGTGGCAGATGGAAATGTGCGCCGAATTCTACGGCGACACTGACGGATCGTTCTTCGATTTCAACTCGATATCCAAGAATAGGAAAATCAAGTATCCGATGCTGCCGGACAGGGACGCCGGTCTCCTGCTCGCCAATCCGAAGATCAGGATACAGCCGAAGCAGCTTGACGAGGTGCGGATCCTGTCAGCGGATATCGCGCTGATGTCGTCAAAGAAACATAACAACGACGCATCGGCCATTTTTATCAACCAGATGCTGCCTAACAAGGCAGGCAGATATACAAGCAATATCATCTATTGCGACGCATCGGAGGGTCTGCACACCGAAGATCAAGCCTTGATGATTCGAAGGTTATACGAAGAATTCTCATGTGACTATATTGTACTTGACTGTGCGGGTTTGGGACTCGGTGTGTATGACGCTCTGGTGCGTGATATCGTCGACCCGGAAACGGGCGATGTCTATCCCGCCATCTCATGCTGTAACAGTCAGGAGATGGCCGAGCGCTGTACCTCACCGGACGCCGAAAAGGTCATATGGGCGATCAAGGCTAACCCGGCGCTCAATTCGGAATGCGCGATCCTGCTGCGTGAGGGCTTCCGGAGCGGGGCGATCAGGCTGCTGGTGACAGAGTACGACGCTGATGTGGCGCTGGCGGAGATCAAAGGCTACGGTGCCTTGAGCGCATCAGACAAGGTTCGGCTGCAGATGCCGTACATCCATACGACACTACTCGTGGACGAGCTGGTCAAGCTCCAGCACGAGGAGAGTGCGGGGCGTGTGAGACTGTTTGAACGGTCCGGCATGCGCAAGGATAGGTATTCCAGCCTGAGCTACAACTACTACGTCGCGCTTCAGATCGCGGCGAAACGAGGCCGCCGGAGTGCGGCCGGGAATATAGGCGCGTTTGCTTATAGAGCGCCGAAGATCAAATAAAGATGGGAGGTGAGTACGATGGGCGATAAACAAGACGCCGCTGTGGCGGTGGCTGCAACAGAAACAGGAGCGTTCGGTATTACGGAGAAGTTCGCATCACTGAACAGGCTGATCATGCGCGACCTCAACGACAAGCGAGGCCAGCTCGTCAACTATGCCTCCTTCGGCAAGGTGACGAAGGACGATATCGCGAAGTACCTGAAGGATCCCGCGCGCTACGAGAAAGAGCTGCGGCAGGCAGTCAATTATGTATACGGCGCAAGTTCACATTTCCGTCGCATCATCCAGTATTTTACGGGGCTTTCCGATCTGTCTTACGTCATCTCCCCTTATAAGATCGATCCGAAGAAGGCCAACGCCAAGACCATCAATAATAATTACAGGCGGGTCATGAAGACGATGTCGTCCATGAGCGTGAAGACGCAGTTCCCGAAGATCCTGACGGTGTGTCTGCGTGAGGACGTTTTTTATGGGACGATCTGGATGACGGAGGACAGCATCACCATCCAGCAACTCCCGTCGGACTATTGCAGAATCTCGGCGATCGAGGGCAATGTGCCAAATGTGACATTCAACTTCCAGTACTTCGACATGCAGCAGAGCCTGCTGGATATGTATCCGGCAGAGTTCACGCTGAAGTACAACAAGTACAAAAATGATAAGGATCACCCGCAGTGGCAGGAGCTTGACTGCCCATGGTCGTTTGCCGTGAAGTGCAACAACGACATCCTGCAATATGCGATCCCGCCGTTTGCCGGGGTCCTGCGGGAGATCTACGATATTGAGAACTACAAGGAAATGAAGCTGGCGAAGACGGCCATTGAGAACTATGCGCTGCTTGTGGTGACGCTCGGCGTCGACAAAGAAGGGCGTTGGCAGATGGATTATGAGAAGGCTTTCGATTTCTGGCGCAACCTCGATGCGGTGCTGCCGGATGAGGTCGGCTCCGTTCTTTCCCCCATGCCGATCTCCAAGATCGACTTTGAGAAGTCCAATACGGGCGACACGAACACGGTGGCCGACGCAGAGCAGAACCTGTTTTCTGCTGCTGGCGTCTCTTCCCTGCTCTTCTCCAACAACAAAGCAAGCGCCAATGCGCTGCTGCTTTCGATCAAGGCCGACCAGGCTATTACCTTCGGCATCGTGAAGAGCATTGAGGACGTGGTGAACCGGTTCATCCAATCGTTCAGCTACGGAAAGAACTTCAAGGTTACCTTCCTCGACGTCTCTCCGTTCAACCGCAAGGAGGCGGGCGACGCTTATCTCAAGGCGTGCCAGTACGGTGTGCCCATGGTGTCGTTCTACTGCGCCTCTCAGGGGCTCGGCCAGGCCGAGATGGACGCCATGAACTTCCTTGAAAATGAGGTTCTCGAGATCAAGAAGACATTTATCCCGCTTCAGAGCTCGGCGACGCAGTCGTCTTCGGCGGACAGCGGCGAAGTCGGCGCACCGGAGAAGGACATCGACGAGCTGACGGAAAGCGGGGAGCAGAACAGAGAGGATGCTTAATGGACAGATCGAGCAACTTTGTTTGCGTGTTCAGCGAGAAAGATCGTGACGCGCTCACCGCTGCGGGATATCGTTTCCTGCAGGCCGATGAGCGGCGTCATATCTATATGTTTGTCAACAGCCAGCGCCTGACGTTTGGGCGCGATCCGGTTGTGGACAAAATCTTATGTGCCTTTACGGACACTCTCGTGCTGTAGGCGCATCATCCAAATAGGTAAAGGTGGTGATCCAGCTGAGTGAAGAGAATATGAGCAATATGAGCATTTTGTTCAACTCTGACATCTCCAATATCACAGAGCGCAACTCCTCCTTTGATTGCGGGGTTCTGCGCGTAGCGTATACAGGCAAGAACAGAAACGGCAGCTATATCAGTAAAGATGCCTACGAGCGGAGCATGGATTCTATTTATAACTGCCCTATCGTATGCCGCTACGATCGAGAATCCGATACGATCGGGTCACATGATGTGGAGCTGGTTCACGATGCAGACGGAGGCATGAGGCTGGTCAACATGACCCACCCCGTCGGCGTCGTGCCGGAACATGCCAACACATGGTGGGAGATGGTTGACGACAATGGCGAGGAACACGAGTATCTGTGTGTCGAAGTCCTGCTGTGGAAGCGCCAGGAGGCGTATCGCAAGATCAAGGAGGACGGCATCACGGATGAGTCCATGGAGATCTCCGTCAAGGAGGGGGCCATGGTTGACGACGTTTTTCACATCGAGCGCTTTGAGTTCACGGCGTTTTGTCTGCTCGGGACAGCCGAGCCGTGCTTCGAGTCTGCTTCGCTTGAGGTTTTCTCTCATGATGAGTTTAAGAAGCAGATGGCCGAGATGATGAAAGACTTTAAGGAAAGCTTCTCAGTAGTCGCTCCCTCAGAGAGCGTCGATGATAAAGAGATGCAAAACTATACGGAAGGAGGAAGCGACAAGTTGAACGAGATTGAGACGATTCTGGAAAAGTATCAGGTTACCGCGGAAGAGCTTGATTTTGAAATCGAAGGCCTGACCGCAGAAGAGCTCGAAGCCAAGCTGCAGGAGTTCGCCGGCGGCGGTGGCGGTGGTCACGGTGGCGGTGGCAGCACTGGCGGTGGCAGCAATACCGGTGGCGGCACTCCCCCCGCGCCCAGCACGGATGATGACGATGATGAGAATTCCGAAGGCGACGAAGACGAAGGCGCCGAGGACGATGAAGATCAGACCGGTAACAGCCGCAGACCGAACGGCTACTCTCTTAACAGCAACTTTGAGGAGGAGCTGAGGCGTGCTATTTCCGTTGAGATGATCGAGCTGCCTTGGGGTGAGCAGGACTGCCGCTACTGGCTGGTAGACTACGACACCGAAAAGAGCGAAGCTTATTGCTACGATATGACCGACTGGCTGCTGTATGCGTTCACCTATAAGATGGACGGCGACAACGTCGTAATCGATTATGAGAGCAAGAAGCGCATGAAGTACATCATCGCCGAGTTCGACGAAGGTTCGTTCGCGGATCCGCCTGTCCAGATGTACAAGCTGGCGGTGGAGAAGTACACCGAGCTGGCGGGACAGGTCGATGAGATGAAGGCTGGGCTGGCCGAGCTTGAGTCGCTGCGCGAGTTCAAGCATACGGTCGAGACCGAGAAGGCCAACGCAGAGCGCGAGGCCGTCTTTGCGCAGTTCCACGATCTTGATGGCGTTGAGGCATTTGAGACGCTGAAAGAGAATTGCGCAGATATGGATGTGGAAACGCTGGAAGAGAAGTGCTATGCGATCCGCGGCCGCGTCGGCATGCCAGCCGCGAAGTTCAGCCTGGAGCAGAAGGCTCCGAAGCTGCCTGTGCTTGACAACGTGCCGATGGACAACGAGCCCTATGGTGGCGCGTTCCGCGAGTACGGTTTCACCAAGCCGACCAAATAAATATTTGCAATCTGAATTGCACGCAACCCGCTAAATGCGGGCTTTTTTATTATCCAATAATACTAAAATAGGAGGATTTAAGCTATGAGCTATTGCGTTATCAGAACCGATCTGATGAGCGGCACCAAGCAGCCCGCCGATCTGGTTTCGCTGCGCTTCTGCACCGCCACGACCACTGGCGAGGGCGCGAGCGCTGTTACCAAGTATACCCCTGCCGAAGTTGAGAACGGCGTCGTCGTTAAGCTGATCGGCTATGAGGAGGGTCAGCGCGAAGTCATGACCGCTGTTGCCGCTTCTTCCAGCGACGACCTGAACGAGTGCGCCATCGTCGCCGGCGTTGAGCTGATGTACGACGAGCGGAAGAAGGGTCTGGATGAGTACATCAATGAGGCCGGCAAGGCCACCCGCGGCTATATTCCCCGCAGCCGCAACATGTTCTCCGTGACCAAGGAAGGCTTTGTCGGCCAGACCGTTCCCGTTGTCGGCGACACCATCGGCATCGGCACCGGCGGCAAGCTGGACAAGTCCGGCTCCGGTTTCGGCGAGTGCGTCGCCATCGAGACCGTTGGCCGCTACATCTTCTACACCATCCGCATCGGCAAGACCGAGCTTGAGTAATTGAAAAGGAGGAAAATACAAATGGCTGATATGAAAGACATTGTCAAGATTGCCGTTGACGCGTATCACGGCAACGTCGAGCAGTATAGTGTTGGTCAGTCTATGGATCTGCTCCGTCAGGCTCTGATCGATGCCAACGGCGGTTCCACCACGCTGAACTACAAGGCCATCCGCGATGGCAAGTGCACCGGCCTGTTCGCTCTGATCGAAGAGATCCTGAGCCGCACCGTTGTCGAAGGCCTGCAGGAGGATGACTTCTTCAATGCTATGGTCGACTTCCGCAACGTCGCTCTGGGCGACCAGAACGTCTTCGTCGTCGAGGACGGCAACCTGTTTATCGTCGCCGAGGCTGCTGACGGTACTCAGGGCATCCGCCGCCAGAGACTGATCGGCAGAAACGAAGTTCCCATCCCCACGACTCTGCATGTCGTGAAGATCTACGAGGAGCTGAACCGCGTTCTGGCCGGCCGCGTCGATTTCAATCACCTGATCGACCTGGTCAGCGAGTCCTTCAAGAAGCAGATCCTGAACGACATCAATACTGTTTGGACGGACGCTACCGCCGACCAGCTTGGCGGCGTTACCTACTTCCCCGCTGCCGGCACCTATGACGAGGATACTCTGCTTGAGCTGATCGCTCATGTCGAGGCTGCTTCCGGCGGCAAGACTGCCACCATCCTTGGCACCAAGAAGGCGCTGCGCAATCTGGCTCCTTCCATCCAGGGCGGCGACAGCAAGAACGACCTGGACAATATT